TTTCAATGCACCTGCGAAAGATGGTGAATACATCAAACATATTTTGCAATCTGCGCTAGATCAGCAGGATCCCAAAATTGCTGAAATCAAAAAATTATTTTGTCCCCAACACACAATCCAGCTGCAAGAATTTTTACAGACCAGACAACTACCGGGTCAACCAACCGCCAGTGAACATCAAAATCAATTTACTGATTATTGGCTAAGTTTACAACCACCCAAAGTTAGGCATTTATTGACAAAATGAAATTGTTTTTTGTAATTTACATGCCTGGACATGCAGGAAACTTTTTGGCCAGACTTTTTGGGCTGTCAGAAAATTTTATGCCTCTCATGCCCAAAACCATGCTGCAGCACTTTTTGCAAAACAAACAACCAATGCCCAAAAATTTCAACAAACTGGATTTATACCGGTTTTCACAAGTGTCGCAAATTCACAAATCTTGGCAAGATTTTCATAGGGCATGGGCTGACTATCTTGACTATCATTTATATTCTGCACTAAACTTGCTGTCAAACACCAGATTGGACTACATCTATGGCATCCATCCTCAAGAGCTAGCTGATTATTTTCATATGCCCAGCACAAATGGCCCAACGGTGTTGTACCCAGACACTGAATTTTTGCAAGTTGAGCTGTCGCCTGAATACAATCATTGGGTAACGCATCAGCAAAGCAAACTAGGTTTCAAATGGAGGCCTGGAGAGCTCACATTATATCAACAGATGAAACAATTTTGGCCCATGCACACAATAAATCTTGACAAGATGTTAGATACAGAAAGTGAATTTTTAGAAGAATATCATCGAGTGTCTGCACTGATGAAAATTCAAACACAAACCAGTCAAGCAGTGGAACTATGGCATGACTGGACATCAATAAGATTGCATGGAGAAAACTGATGTATTGGTTGTTGTCAAAACCTCCTACCGACGATAACACAATTTTTTTGTTTCGTCGATTGATAGAACAATATATTGATTCTGATCAAGCTCACATATACTATATGTGGAGTTGCCCACCATCCAGTGTTGAACACTTTTTGACAAACACAAACTTTGACAAGCCTCTGGTTATCATTGCTATCAAAGACATGCTGGATGGCTGGGCCGAGTTTGATTATTGGAATGACAAGCAACAAATGCTGGTGAAAAAAATAAATGATGTTGCCATCAAATATCCCAATACACAATTCGTGTTCTTTACCAGCCTTGAAAAATTAGATTTAGAACTACAAAGCGCAAACATTGAAATCGTGTGTGTTGGCGGCGACATTGTGAATCAAAAAAACAGCTATCCACTGTTGGAGCCAGTGCTGGATAAAAATTTTGACAGCAATCGTTGTTTTATCAGCTTGAATAGAAATCGACGAGATCACAGAATAGTTACATTGAGTTATCTATTTGGCCGGGGGTTTGACCAACATGGTACAATTACCTTTTTGAAAAACAGTCCAAATACTGTTCAACCTGCAGAATTCCTGGATCGTATTTGTTGGCAGTTTGATCAGCCTAGACACAATGACATCAGAGATGCTATGATTGAGGGCTATCAGCGATTACAAAATTTCAATCCAGCAGACAGCGATCAATTTGACATCTACGGTAATTATATCAACAACAATTTTAGAAATTTCAACCAAAGTTTGAGATCAAGATATCGCAGCAGCTTCGTAGAAATTGTGAGCGAAAGCAGTTGCTGTGCGCCCAGTTTCAATGTTACAGAAAAAACTGCCAATGCCTTTTATGGCTGTAATTTTCCTATTTTTGTTGGCGGCCAGGGCATTGTGCAACATCTACGTGATTTAGGATTGGATGTCTACGATGACATTGTCGACCACAGCTATGACACAATCAGCAACCCGTTTGACCGTATCACACAGGCCATCGATTGTAATGCTCAACTTCTGACTGATGTCAATTACGTCAAACAAATTTGGAAAAAAAATCAACATCGATTTATGGATAATATACACAAAATCAAAACAATATACCAGTGGTATGATGTCAGAGTAACCAATCAATGGCAACAGGTTGCTCAAAAACTTTGTGTGACCTCTTAGATTTGTGTATACTAACTGCTTTCAAAGGAATATCATGAGCAAATCATTCACTGGCGAACAAAAGATCAAACTGACCCAAATCATCAATGAAGGCATGCAGGTCATGCACGAAATTGATACCTTGCAGGGCGGGCTCAACGACACCATCAAGGCCGTGGCCGAAGAACTGGAAGTCAAGCCTGCTATTCTCAAAAAAGCCATCAAGCTGGCACACAAAGCTGAGTTTGGCAAGGAGAAACAGGATCACGAGACCCTGGAAACTATTCTTGAAACCGTGGGCAAGACCCTATAAATATTTGTCACTGACACGAGTCGCTGCCGTAAGCAGCATGAAGCACGGCCTTCCGGCCACAAACGGAGAACAATGAGTTACGTAGACGCACTATTTGATCGTGAACACGATCGCATCCATGTTGTAGAACGCCGCGACGGCCAGCGCCGCTATCAAGAATATCCTGCTAACTACATCTTCTACTATGATGATCCTCGAGGTAAGTTCCTTTCCATCCATGGAACCCCGGTTAGCCGCTTTAGCACGAGGAATAACAAGGAGTTCCGCAAGGAAGTTCGCATACAGAGTGGTAAACAACTTTATGAGTCCGACATCAATCCTATATTTAGATGTCTGGAAGAAAACTACAAAGACCAAGACGCCCCCACTCTGCACACAGCAATATTTGACATTGAGGTGGCTTTTGATCAAGAACGTGGTTTCTCGCCTGTGGAAGACCCGTTCAACTCAATCACTGCCATATCGGTATACCTAGACTGGCTGGATCAACTGGTCACACTGGCCATCCCGCCCCGGCACATGAGCTTGGAGACTGCACAAGAAATTGCAGCAGAATTTGAGAACACACTGGTGTTCACAGACGAAGGCGAAATGATCAAGACATTTCTTGATCTAATCGAAGATGCCGATGTGCTCACAGGCTGGAACAGTGAAGGCTATGACATTCCCTACACCATAAACCGCTGTACCCGTGTGCTCAGCAAAGATGACACGCGGCGATTCTGCCTGTGGGGACAACTGCCCAAACAGCGCATGTTTGAACGCTACGGTGCCGAAGCACAGACTTACGATTTGGTGGGGCGTGTGCACATGGATTACATGCAACTGTATCGCAAGTACACTTACGAAGAGCGTCATAGCTACAGTCTGGATGCTATCTTGGAGTATGAGGGCCTGGAGGGCAAGACCAAGTACGAAGGCACACTGGATCAACTGTACAACAACGACTTCAAGAAGTTTTTGCAGTACAACCGCCAGGACGTCAATGGCATTGCACAGATGGACAAGAAACTGCGGTTTCTTGATCTGGCCAATGAACTGGCTCATGCCAACACAGTGCTGCTACAAACCACCATGGGCGCAGTGGCAGTGACCGAACAAGCCATCATCAACGAAGCACACGAGCGTGGCATGGTGGTGCCCAATCGCAAACAGCGACTCACTGACGATGACACCCAGGCCGCTGGTGCTTATGTGGCTGTGCCCAAAAAAGGCCTGCATCCTTGGATTGGGTCTGTGGATATCAACAGTCTGTATCCGTCGGCCATTCGCGCCTTGAACATGGGGCCTGAAACTATTGTGGGCCAGCTGAGACCCACCATGACTGATCGACTGATCAAGGAGCGCATGGCCAAGGGCGATTCATTTGCTGCCTCCTGGGAAGGTTTGTTTGGCACACTGGAATACACTGCTGTGATGGAACAGCAGCGTGGCACTGAAATCACTATGGATTGGGAAACAGGCGAAGAGTCTGTGCATTCAGCTGCGGAAATATGGCAGTTGATATTTGACAGCAACCATCCTTGGATTCTCACTGCCAATGGAACCATAATCACATACGAACGCAAAGGTGTGATTCCAGGCCTGCTGGAACGTTGGTATTCAGAGCGCAAAGAACTACAGGCCAAAAAGAAAGAAGCCATAGATGCTAAAGAAATTGCTTTCTGGGACAAACGCCAGTTGGTTAAGAAGATCAACCTCAACAGCCTCTACGGTGCTATTCTCAATCCTGGTTGCCGTTTTTTCGATAAGCGTATTGGTCAGAGCACTACTCTAACAGGTCGTGCCATTGCACGCCACATGGATGCTCACATCAATGAGTGTATCACTGGCGAATATGATCACACAGGCCAGGCCATTATATACGGTGACACAGACTCATGCTATTTTTCGGCTTGGCCTGTGCTGGCCAAAGAAGTCACAGACGGCCGCATGGCCTGGTCAAAAGAAACTTGCATTCAGCTGTACGACTCAATTGCTGATCAGGTCAATGACAGCTTTCCAGGTTTCATGGAACAGGCTTTCCACTGTCCCCGAGACATGGGTTCCCTGATCAAGGCCGGTCGTGAACTGGTGGCCGATCGTGGCCTGTTTATCACCAAGAAACGCTATGCTGTGAACATCATTGATCTTGAAGGCAAGCGACTGGACGTAGAAGGCAAACTGGGCAAGACCAAGGCCATGGGCTTAGACCTCAAACGTTCAGACACACCCAAGATAATTCAAGAGTTCTTGCTGGAAATTCTAAATAAAGTGCTGGCCGGCGTGGAGCGTGACGTGATTGTAGAGCGCATTAGAGAATTCAAGTACGAGTTTGCTGACCGACCCGGCTGGGAAAAAGGATCGCCCAAGCGTGTGAACAATTTGACCAAGTATGCTGCGGAAGAAGCCAGGCTGGGCCGAGCCAACATGCCCGGACATGTGCGAGCTGCGTTGAATTGGAATACACTAAGGCGCATGAATTCAGACAACTACTCGATGCAGATTGTGGACGGCATGAAAACCATTGTGTGCAAACTGCGACCCAATGCCCTGGGCTGGACCTCCATTGGCTATCCCACTGATGAACTGCGCTTGCCGCAGTGGTTTTGTGAACTGCCATTTGACGACTCCGAAATGGAAGCCACAGTGGTGGATCAAAAAATTGACAACTTGTTAGGCGTGTTGAACTGGGACCTTGCTGCAGCAACGAACACAGAAAATACGTTTACATCACTTTTTACTTTTGAATGAAACTGAGTCAACTTGTTGCATATTTGAACTTGTTGGAAGGGACCAGTGTAAATCCCGATATTTCTACGAGTATTCAACATTTGTTTGGAGTTGTAGACACTGTGGCCAATCACACGGTGCAAATTGATTCCTTTAGAGAAATTCTTGCCCAAGATGCAGTAAACATTGAACATGCTTACAACAAGTTTATGGCTACTTATCACGGGCTCAAAGATCAACTTAGACAGCAGATTGCTATCCGGCAACCTGCTATGCTAGCCGAAAGTCAGCGGTTGTATGAACAAGAAATGGTTTTCGAACCAGCTGATTGGATTCGCAGTCGTAGATTTCAGGCCACTGACCAAGATTTGATTGAATTAAAATCGTTGATAAGAAATTACGGCGACTGGCGATTACCTGGCATGATTATTAGACCTTGTGCGTCTGATTTTCTTGAAAACATGGTGCCTTTGGATCCTCTGTATCTTGTTGATACCATGCAAGAATTGTTGGACCCATGTGTGCAACAGTTTACTTTAGACTATCAACGGCGACTGAGAGTGTATGTAGTTGATGATTACAAACAGCCAAACCCGCTGGAACAATTGCCCAATGGCCAGTTTGGTTTGATTTTTGCCTACAACTTTCTCAATTACAAACCTCTTTCGGTGATTGAACGTTATTTGAGAGAGTTTGCTATCAAGCTTAGACCAGGTGGTCATGCAGTTTTTACATATAATGACTGTGATCGCTCACAAGGGGTTGGACTGGCAGAAAAAAATTTTATGTGTTACACACCGGGAGCTGCGGTGCGACAGTTGGTTGAGCAAACTGGCCTGCTGATCGAAGAACACAGATTGGCCGACTATGATTTGGCCTGGATGGATGTGCGCCGACCTGGCGAAATCAAAAGCTATCGTGGTGCGCAAACCTTGGCAAAAATAATGCCAAAGTAGTTGCATTTTCTAAATAAACTTTGTACAATAACCTTAGGAGAACATCAATGAGAGATTATTTACTTGACCTTGTAGAACACACATTTGACCTTGGTTGTATTGACCTTGTAAAAATTGTAGGTACTGACAGTGCCACTCAAATCGTGGCTGTGTCTGACGATCAGAGCGTGGTTGTGTTGGGCAACTACAGCAACCCAGTGGCAGATTTTATCGGCACATTTGGTATGCCTAATCTCAGCAAACTCAAAACATTGTTGAGCTTGCAAGAATATCGCGAAAATGCCAAACTCACAATGTCACGCCGAGCAGACAGTACACCCGACGGCGTCAATTTTGAAAATCATGCTGGAGACTTCAAAAATAACTACAGGTTTATGTCGTCCACAGTGATAACAGAAAAACTCAAAACACCAAAATTTGCAGGGGCAAACTGGAACATCACTTTTGAACCAACCAATGCAGCCATCCAAAGGCTAAAATGGCAAATGGCTGCCAATGTGGAAGAACCAAGTTTTACTGCCAAAACTGATGGCAGTGATCTCAAATTTAGTTTTGGCGATCACTCCAGCCACAGCGGTAGCTTTGTTTTCCATCCCGGAGTCAATGGCACACTCAAACGCAGTTGGGCGTGGCCAGCCAAACAGTTTGCATCAATCATGGATCTCACTGGAGATAAAACTGTGCAGATCAGCGACGATGGTGCTGCACAGATCACTGTGGATTCTGGACTTGCTGTGTACAAATATATTCTTCCTGCACAAAGCAAATAATGATTGATGCTACGGGCCAAATTTCTGTAACAGAAAGAAACATCTTTCATAGGCACGTCTACGGAACCAGTAAACTGCTGTATGACTATGAGAAGCAAAAAGTTTTTATTTTTGTGCCCATACCAAAAAGCGCCAGCAGTTATGTAAAAGCCTGTTTCAAAAAAGCCAGACAATTTCACTTTGAACTAAATCGATTTTACCATTTTGAATCCAATACAGTTGATCAAGATTTACCTTATAATCTTGATGTTGACAAAGTACTTGGGTTTGAAAAAAATTATGTGGTAGTATTGCGAGATCCAGTGTCGCGCTGGATAGCTGGCCTAGCACAGATATTGCCACAAGCAGATTTGAGAGATATCAGTCTACAGCAACTGGTCGAAAATCCTCGACAGTTTGTGGACAATCATTTAGAACCACAGATCAGTTTTTTGCATGGCATGCCATTTGATTCAGTGACGTGGTTCTACTTAGATCGATATCTAACTGAAAATTTACGTGATTGGACTGACAAAAATCATTTGCAGTATCTTATGCAATTTCCCGATACTGCAAAAGATTACGAAAATTCATTTCAAATCAGCGATAAGAAAAGTTCACAGTACAGGGATTTTGTCGATCGCATGAAACAATACGTTCAAAGTGATCAAAACTATCACAACAAAATTTTATCATGTTATCAAGACGATACTGATCTAATTGCAAAAATCAAATTGGGTCCTAAATTTTTTGGCTCCGCCTAACATGTCCACTGACACACCCATCAACGATGATCTCACTGCCAAGCAGACAGACTACGCAGTGTTTCTACCAGCTATATCTGGCTTCTATGCCACGTTCATAGGCAAGCAAAGGAACGAGCAATATGTCGATCCAGCAAGATTTCCTCAGGGCCTTACTGATATGGAGCAACTTAACTGGCTCAACTCCACCAAGGCTCTTTTTCCTTACCGGTGGAGCTTGTACTCGGGTGGACATGCCAACCTTGATCTTGCCAAACAAGATTGGTCAGAGGATATGGTCCGTGCCCGTGAACCTGGATCGTTTATACTCGGAGACTCCGGGGGTTTTCAGATTGCTAAAGGACTTTGGGAAGGAGATTGGAAGGCCAACTCAGGTTGTGCTCGAGCTCAGAAAAAGCGGCAACTTATTCTAAATTGGTTAGACACAGTGGCCGACTATGGCATGATATTGGATATTCCTACCTGGGTCATACACGATAAAAAAGCCAGCAAAGCCTGTGGTATTTCTACTTTACAAGAAGCCGTGGCTGCAACCAAGTTCAATAATGAATATTTCATGGCTCATCGCAAGGGCAAGAACCATGGCGGTGCTAGATTCCTCAATGTGCTGCAAGGCGACAATCATACGTCTGCCGAAGCATGGTATCAAGAGATGAAAGATTTCTGTGACCCTGCGAAGTACCCCGACACACACTTTGATGGTTGGGCCATGGGTGGTCAAAACATGTGCGACGTACATTTGGTACTCAAACGTCTGGTGGCCTTGCGCTATGACAACTTGTTGCAGGAAGGTGTGCATGATTGGATGCACTTTCTAGGCACATCAAAATTAGAGTGGGCAGTGTTGCTCACTGTGATTCAACGAGCGGTGAGACGATATGTCAACCCTGCTTTTACTATCTCTTTTGATTGTGCTAGTCCATTCCTGGCAACAGCAAACGGGCAAGTGTATTTTGAAAATGTTTTTCCAAACGACGGCAAGTGGTCGTACCGAATGGCCCCGTCGGCAGATGACAAAAAGTATGCCACTGACACCCGACCCTGGGCACAAGGAGTAGTGGCAGACGGCATCTATCCCAACTGGACCAACAGTCCTATCAGCAATCTGTTAAAGATGAAAGATATCTGCATTTACAATCCTGGTGATCTCAATAAGATTGGCAAAATAGGCAAAACATCTTGGGACAGTTTCAGCTATGCATTGCTGATGGGCCACAATGTTTGGATGCACTTAACTGCGGTACAAGAAGCCAATCGACGTTTTGACCGTGGAGAACATCCGGCAATGATGCGCAGAGACGGCGGCGACTATGCCTATTTTGAAGATATAGTGGAGGCTATTTTTGCCGCTCCAGATAGACAAACAGCCGAAAATATCATACAATCATATTCAAGTTACTGGATGCAGATTGTGGGCACACGCGGGTTCAAAGGCAAGAAAGCTATGAATTCACGCACACAATTCAATGCATTGTTTACTTTTGAAGACGAAAAAATTGACACAGATCCAGATGACCTAGACACTGACCAATTATCAACACTAGAAAGCACACAATGAATCGAGCCGGGCACCAAGACGTTGACTTTTTTGTTGGAACCGAAGTTGAACATTCACCAGTGTACGGACATCGTACACTGTTTGTGATAGGACTGCAAAAGATTGAAGATATTTTATGGCAAATTGGATCTGTAGATACCAAAAGCAAACAATCAATCACTCACGTTTATTTTGGTGCCAATCAAAGTTTTCCTAACCCTGCAGTCAATGATGCTGAAACATGGAATGCTTGGGAACTTATGATTCAAGCCTTGCTGGATCGCGGCTACTGGTGCACACTTGATATAGACGTCAGCGCAGTGCCTGGACTGACCGAAGGTGGACTCACTGAAAATGCACAGTTCATTCCCATGATTTCAGTCAAAATGCCCTACGTCAAATTGCTAGGGTACAATGCCACAGTGAAAATTGATGATCAGGATTTTCAAGCAACCAACCCAGGGGTGTGGTGTCACAGTTTACATGATCTCATGCAACGACAAAAGTTTACCAGCTGGAATCAATATACCAAAGACGAGATTGTAAAATGAATCAACAACAACGTGAAACCATAGATCGAATTGTACAGGCCGCTGAACGTAAAATTTGGGTGACCTTCCGCAAAGAAGGCATACATAAGTATCCAGCAGCAGCCACAGATCCTGCACTGGCCACAGGTGACCACTATGATGTATCGTTTCTTGGCTTTCCTCATCGCCATATTTTTCATTTCCGGGTTTGGATTGACGTATTCCACAATGACCGAGATGTGGAGTTTATACAATTCAAACGCTGGCTCGAAGCCCTGTATTCTGGCGACCAAGGTATACTGTCGCTAGACTACAAGAGCTGCGAAATGATTGCTGACGATCTGTATCTACAGATTGCACAACGCTATCCTGGCCGCGCAGTCTGGATTGAAGTGGCCGAAGATGGTGAGAACGGCTGCCTCATCAAATATGAAGTTTCTCGCCCTAACCTTTCTGTAAAAATCTAAATATCATGGCAAAAATTGCTATCAAACACAATCCTCGTATGACTGAAATCTTTGACGAACTTGACAGATTTTTGACGTTCTGCCAAGACTATGGTTACAGGTACAACGAGGCGGACCTTCATAATTTCAAAAGTTATGCATGGCAGCAGTATTCAAAATTTTCCCAAAATAAAAATGCCAAGAACATGTGGGACGAAGACACTCGTAGATTAGCAGGACGGTTCTAATGAGAAAACTGTATTACATGGGGTTGGAGTCGTATGAAGCCCGATACACACTACAGCTCACAGAGTGGAATCGCCGTGTGTTTGAACGTCGTGGCCTGGACGTTGTTTATGTGCCTGGCTTGAATCTTGACAACAGCCGGAAGATTTCTGTGGGTCAAGTGTTGGACGCACATGGTCGCAGCTACTTTGCCATGAGTCAAATGATGAATCTTGTGCGACTCATGCAGCAAGGTGATGTCACTGGCAACGACGTAATCTACTTTGAAGACATGTTTCAGCCTGGTTTTGAAAGTCTTGGTTACATCATGAATCAGATTCCTCGTGAACAATGCCCACGCATCTACGTTCGTTGTTTGGCACAGGCAATTGATCCTGATGACTTTGTACACGTATGGGGCATGGCTCGTTGGATGAACTTGTATGAACAGATGGTCAATGAAATGGTGGCTTTCTCGGGGGGTGCAGTACTGGCTACCAACGAAGAAATGGTCGCGCACATGCGCATTGCTGGATGGACTGCTCCGATCTACAACATTTCCGGTCTTGCATTTGGACAAGAAGAAGTTCTTGAACGCATTGGCGGTGCAGAAAATATCCGTGCGTTTGATCAGCGTCCGCGGCGGGTGGGTTTCGCCGCAAGGTTTGACCAAGAAAAGCAGCCTGGCTTCTTCATGGACCTCATTGAAATGTATGGTGAGCTCACCACAGAACCTTGTGAGTTTGCAATATACAGTGGAGGACCTCTCAGATCCAACAATCCTGAGTATGTTGAACGTGCCCGCCGTATGGAGGCGGAGGGCCGGCTCCGTATCTATGATAACTTGAAGAAAGACGAGTATTATGCTTTACTCAATGATACTCGTGTGCTGTTCAATTGTGCTTTACAAGATTGGGTTTCAAACACCGTATCAGAGGCCGATACTCTTGGATGCAATGTGCTATATCCAGCGTATCGCAGTTTTCCTGAAACCTTTGCGAACGATCCCAATAGACTGTATATCCCCTGGTCAATAGATGATGCCTACCACAAACTGCAAAACCTCTTGCGTGAGCCACATCACAACATGGGACTCATTAGCCGTTGGAACGATGCCACTGTGGATCGCATTGTTGATATTATCACTGGACAAGGTGAGCAGTGGAACCGAGCCGGCAATCGATATCGTGACCATGCTGCTCACGAAAAATATCAAGTTGTAAAAATCGAACAATGAGCACAGTGATTGTAACCGGGGCCAGCGGTTATATTGGTGGCCAGATAGCTTTGCAACTGCGTGACACTGGCCACGAAGTTGTGGGCATTGATTGCCGACCTTGCCCCGCACATCTCAAAGATACATTTGTTAGATTTGTACAAGAGGACTTTGGCACTGATTTTGCACTCAGTGCTGTGGTTCAAGCTCAGTCCGAGGCAGTGATTCACTGTGCTGGTACCAGCTTGGTTGGACCCAGCATGACCAATCCTGCTGACTACTACAACAATAATGTGGCCAAAACTCTTAGGCTACTGGATGTGGTGCGCCGAGCGCTGCCTAGAACCAGAATCATTTTCAGTTCCAGTGCTGCTGTATATGGCATACCACTGCTGACTCCCTGCCACGAAGTAGATCCTGCTCAGCCCATCAGTCCCTATGGCGAAAGCAAGCTCATGATTGAAATGATGCTGCAAAGTTATCACAGAGCCTATGGTCTGGACTATGTGGCGTTTAGATATTTCAATGCCTGTGGTGCTGATCCGCAAGGCAGACATGGTCAAGAACCTGGTGCCACACACATCATTGCGCGAGTGCTGGAAAGCATGAGAGATCAACAGGAGTTTACACTGTATGGAATGGATTATCCCACTGCTGACGGTACATGTGTGCGCGATTACGTACACGTTGATGACATTGCAAGGGCACATGTACTGGCCCTGTCTCAGGTGGTTCCTAGTGGGATCTATAACCTTGGATCAAGTACAGGTACTAGCAATCAGCAAATAATCGATGCTGCCACCCGCATCACTGATCTGCCAATCAAAGTGGGCTTGGGTGAAAAACGTGCCGGCGACCCACCTGAACTCACTGCCAGTGCTGAACAATTCAATCGGCTGGTCAACTGGCGTCACTATGAACTTGACCACATGATACAACACGCATGGACTTGGTATGTTCGACAAAATCCTAAAATTTGAACAAGAACTGGCAGAATTCACCGGCGCACCCTATGCCATCATGACCGACTGCTGCACACATGCCATTGAGCTGTGTTTGCGGCACGATCGTGTGACCGAAGTTGTGATGACGCCCTATACCTATCTCAGCATCCCAATGACCATGCACAAATTGGGCATCAAGTACTATTACCGCGAAGAAGAATGGGCCGGAGAGTATAGATTTCATGGCACCAGAATCTGGGACAGTGCTCGTAGATTGGAGCAGGGCATGTACAGACCGGGCATGAAACAATGCTTGAGTTTTGGGCATGACAAGCCTTTACACATAGGGCGTGGTGGTGCTATACTGTTGGATGACCAACGAGCATATGAAAAACTGATTCGTATGCGGTATGATGGTCGCGATCTAAATATCTCACCGTGGCAGACACAAAAAACATTTCAAGTAGGATATCACTACAAACCCACACCAGAGGAAGCCATGCAAGGCCTGGCTTTGCTAGAGGGCTTGCGGTATGATTGCCCTCCAGTGAAAACAGTACAGTATCCTGATCTTAGACAAATCACAATAACGGACTAATATGACAGACAACAGTTTGAATCTATCGCAAGTTATTCGCAAACGCCTCAAAGATGCTGGCAAGCGTTACTGGGCCGGCGACAATATTGCAGACTACGTCACCAACAAAGAAAAAGACCTTTTGGTAGACGAGATTACCACAAAGTTTGAAGCTGTGCTGGACAGCTTGATCATTGATCGCCACACAGATCCCAACAGCCAAGGCACAGCTCGCAGACTGGCCAAGATGTATGTTTATGAAATTATGGCAGGACGTTATGACGAAAGTCCCAATGCCACTGCGTTCCCCAATGACACCGAAGACAAATATGAAGGCATGCTGGTGGTACGTGCTGAACTCAAGAGTATGTGTAGCCACCATCATCAGCCTGTTACCGGTGTGGCGTACATTGGAATCATTGCTGGC